TGTCTTGTCCATACAAAGGTTACACCCCTGCACATCCATGGACCACCCGCGCGCCGAATACATACGACCTACCTTATTCAGTAGATTCTGTCTCTGTCTCTGTAGGCTCAATAATTGGGTCTACATCTTCTCCAAAATATTTTGCTTGAACCTGTCTTGCTAATTCGAAAGTCGGTCCCATTATAGCGTTTGCACGTTCTGCCCATTCAGCTGGCAGTTCGTCCTCAAAGTTAATTGCCATTGCTTCTTCTTTTGTTTCACAACTACGTACCCAGTTATTCTTCATGTTAATCATTGTCTGCATGTTGGTTGAGAAGAACTGGAGTGTGAAGTAGACTGCGAGAATGTCTTTGGCGTTGTAGAGTTCACAAGGCTCTGCATGACCGTGGTAAGGTAGAGAAACTGTAAGGTCGCCAAGGGTTTGGATTATGAAGATTGCGTTGAGTAGATTGGACTGGTCTTCGAGATTGTAAGTGAAGTTCTTTTTAACTCCATTGAGAAGAGTTACTTCGGTACCTGCGAAGATAAGTGCTTGTCCTCTCTTTGAGAACTCGGTAATTTTCCATTCTTTATAGTCTTCGAGGCTCATAGATTCAACATCGACAATTTGGTTTACTTGTTCGTCTAGGCGCTGAACTTGAGTTACGAGGTCGACCTTTGTGAGAGTGACTACAAGTTCATTTGCGAATCCATTAAGTTGAGTTGAATAGTTGCGGCCGAGATAGGAAATGGAGCTATATCCATCGTACTCGGTAAAATGCGCGACTTCATTATCTTGTTCATCTACTATTGCAATAGATTGAATTGATTCAAGAGCGCCACGAACATAGGCGAGGTCGTCAGTTGCGAAATGAAGTTGCGGATTGCCGCGGAAAGAGTTTGCATCCCAAGAGAAAAGTTGAATGCGTTCGGTTTGATTGATTATTGCAAAATATTGTGCCATTTGATTTCTCCTTTAGATTTCATAGAAGCAATTAGATGTTATCTCCCCATCGTGATGAAATGCCGCATCCTGCTTCGATAATGTCTCCCAAAAACTTCCGGCCTCTATTACGCCGGTTTTCTTTATATCTATTTGTGAAGCGGTTGTAAGGTCGTACATACGGACGTTTTTTATGTAAAGGTCTGTACCGAGGGTGCCCGTATCAGTATAGCCGAACCCCCACTTGAAGTCTCGATAGGATGGATAAACTGTACCTTGTACAAAGCTTGAATATGATGAGGTACAAGTCTTATATACGTCATCATTTATTGTCCAAGTATAAGATATTATTGTCCATTCTTGTGAATTGAAATTTGCATCTATATTTTTAATTACTACATCAGTTGGGGTTGGCTGTAAACCACCGCCTCCCCAACCAGCGAGATTCGTCCAGTATATGTCGCTTGGTTTATTTGATGTCTGACCTTTAGTTTCAAATTGAACAACGTATCTATGGCCTTTTATAAATGGCGGCTCATAGAACCTCATAACAAATCCACCCCACATTGTATTGCCATCATTGGTTGGGTTTTTATTTGGCGGTCGATAAATTCGATAACCATCGTCGGTTAAACTAACTTGACAATTTGATTGTGTATAAGAAGAAAGCGGATTAGCCATCTTCTTATTTATTATATTCATATTTACTTCATAGGCTAAATTCTCACTCATTTCTTCTCCTTATAGGTTGTATGTATTCGGCGCGCCGGTCCGCTAAATCCGTACACTAGCCGCAGATGTTGAACGTACACTATCCGCGCGGCCGCATTGAGCGAAGCTCAACGGCGAAGCTGAAGGCGGAGCCGCCCATCGTATACGTATTTGTCTCTTGTGGTTTATGACTGTGGGATGGGCGAAGCCCCATCCACAGGAGTAACCACGAGAGACCGTGTACGTTTAACATATATATTATACTTCGCTATGGACTGCGCCGTAGACATTACCGGATGAATCAATATAGGCGGAGTTTTGATAGAGGGATTTGACGTCATCAGCGGAAAGGGCGGTTGCATAGATGCGGACATCGCTTTGTTTTACTTTTTTATTATTATAACCACCAGAATAATATTTACCAATTAATAAAGTAAGCATACCACCATTTAATGTACCAGAAATAGCTTTGCTATTAATTAGTTGCCCATCTAAATATCTACATAAAGTGATACCATCATAAGTAGCAGTCATCATATGCCACTGACCATCATTAACAATCGCGCCACTTATAGTATCACAATATCTAGTCCCATTGATATAATATCCTTGTCGATACAATTTAGCACCATCAACAGAAAACTCTGCAGTTCCAGATCCTATACAGAATGGTATATGATAAGAATTAGCTCCAGAAGTAGAACCATCTCCTTTAAACCAAACACTTGTTGTAATTTTGTCTGTTGGCATAAATACTGATGAAGTAATATAACTAGTTGAACCATCTTCAAAATAGGTAGAAGCTGTATATTTTGGAGTATCACTTGTCCAAGTAAAAGTACCTGTTCGTGTTCCATTATTTCCAAAACCCGAACAATCATATTCGGTTGTAGAATTAAGTCCCATTGTTGTATATAAAGTTTCCGCAGAATTTGGTACCCATGGTGTGCTTTTTGCCCCTTCTTCTAGTTTAATCCAATCACACTCAATCCACATATTTTGTGTTGCATCTGCAGCACGTACATATATTACATTTGAATGATAAGAACGAGTATTATCAATTTTACAACTATAACTATATATTTTCCAATCAGTTGTTAAATTAATGGTATTACTCGTAGTCATTAGCTCATTGTGAAAAGTAGCAATACATGCTTTACTTGCCCTAATTCTTGCAGTTAAAGTATAAATTGCTCCGGTAGTTAAAGTGGTCTTATCAACCCCTGTTGGATGATGAATACCACCTGATACTTGTGTGGTTCCAGAATAAGTACAACGAATAGCATGCCCATTTGATGCTCCAGAACTTGCTACATTAGAGTTTGCCCATCCAGTGCCCGCAGAACTCCAACCACTAGTTCCAGAAGTCGGTGCCATTGAATTAGTTACAATAAGATTGTTTTGACCCCAGCCTTGTCTATTTAAAGGATAATGTAATACAAGTCCTTTTGCGAGTTCTTTAACTTCCATTGGAGAAAGACAATGAGAGTAAACTCGCACATCATTCATTTTACAATTGATTGGATAATTATTACCAGACCAACCGCCAATATTAAAAGTACCAGCATATCCAATATTCAATGTGGCGGCCGCAGAATTATTCAGTGTTCCATTTACATATATTTTTAAACTTGCACCATCATAAGTACAAGCAATATGATACCAAGTATTAGTTGATAAACTTGTGGTTGTATAAACTCTAGTTGAAGTACTGCCATCAGCAATATTCCAACACAATGTTGAAGCTGTATTATTACGACATAAAGTTGCACGAGATTGATTCCAACCGGTTCCATCTGCTATACTCATTAAACAATCATAAGAAGAGTTCCAAGAGGATATATTAACCCAACAAGCAAAAGAAATAGCTTTTGAATTTAAATTACTAGTTGAAGGCAGAGTAGTTTGAATTCTTTTACCAGAAGCAAATTCATAGCATCCACCTAACTTCCCTGCTGAATTAAACGTTGCTCCATTATTTGTAACTGTTACATTATCCAGTCCTTGTTGTCTCAAGTCTTTTGTTAAGGGAAGCCAAACTCTAAGGCTCATCGTACAATCCCTCCTATATTTCAATCCGTATACTTGCGGCGACCGCATACCTCATGTGTTTCGACGTATGCGGGCCCGCGCAGTGTACATATTTCACTTAATTTAATTATATCATAAACCTATATATAAGTCAAATTTCATATATAGGTCTTTACTAAATAAAAAGAGCCGATAAATCGACTCTTTATTTATATATTTATGCAAAACTAAATACAATAGCTTGTAATGAATCTTCATATCTCATTTGACATTTAGCATTGCTCATACTACTACTAGTAGTCATTTCATAACCAGTAGAAATAATTTGACCAGTAGTATTAATTTTAACTGTATCGTGTGAATATGTTTGAGGATTTGCTGCTTGAGAAGTTGCCCCTATTAAGAATAATGCGCTGTCTGTATTGGTTGACCCCGCAGTATTTTTAGTATCTGTAAATACAGCCCCACTAGGAATACTAGAAGCAATTGTATATCCATTAAAATTTGCAGCCTTAATACCTGCTAATGCAGAATTGCCATTATCAAAAACATAATTATTTATCTTTGCATCTTTTGATCCATCTGACCAAGCATATCCAAAATATAAATCAGTTGCAGAAGAAGGTTTGGTTGCAACATCAAATCTAATTTCATTACTTGCTACAATTTTTGGATAATAACTATAAGTTGCTGTAGTTGCTGTAGTTGCTGAGGTAGCTGTTGTTGCATTGCCACTAATAGAAATACCCCAATTACCAGAAGCACCAGTCCCATCTTTTTTAACTGTATAATCTGTATAATTAACTTCAGTTAAAATATATTTCCACTCACCCCAATCAGATGTATTATCTGTTGAGGTCGCTCCTCTAACCATTGGTGCAGGATTATCTTTATTATGTCTTAAATAAAATTGCGCTGCCCAGCCACTATTATCCCAATGATAAGTTGTAATATATCCATCACCAGCTGGTGGTTTATGTGTGGTCATAGAACTACTAGCTAAACAGAAATGTACTTTAGATAAATAACTTGGTGTTAAATAATCAGCACTAGCAGCACGACCCAAGGAAGTTATATAACTATTAGTTGTAGCTATGCTCCAAGATTTTTTGCTACCTGCACTAATACCTGTAGTATCTCCAGTAAGTGTTACTGTTGCATTCGAACTAAATTCAGTTGCACTAGATGCGTTACCAGTTAAAGCACCACTAAATGTAGTCGCCACTAATTTTGCTGCAGTAGTGTCAAAATATACACCAGTTTCAGCTACAGATTCAACCGCCTGATTGCTAGACGTTGGCGCAGTTGTAGTGCCTAATAAATATGCCTTAGTTGTACCGCGCGCCTTCATATTAACTTTTGTATCGGTATTGGTATATGAAGAAGCAATTGTAACGGTACCACTATCATTTGTAATAGTAACATTAGAACCTGCTTTTAAGTTCAATTTTCCAGTACTTGTACCTGTACCTAATATATCTGTTCCATTTACTTGTATCGCACGCCATGTGTTATCATTATTATCAGTTCCCCAGGTCGGCACCCCATTAGCAAGTTTTAAAACTTGTCCATTAGTTCCCGCTTCTAAACGCACCGGTGTTCCACTTCCAGACCAATAAATTATATCACCCTTTTTTGTGCCAACTGATTTAGCAATATATTTATCAGCAATTGTTGTCTTAGTTGTTTTACTTGCTTCACTTGCATCATAAGTTGCATATTGTGCATTAGTTGCATTGGTTGCGGAAGTAGCTTCTCTAGCTGTAATTTGAACCTCTAAAACTTCAGAATCAGATTCTCCTCTCCAAATTACTAATTTACCAGTATTCTGACCATCTTTAAACTCATTAGTAATATTAGTAATTTGTTTTGCATTTATAACATTACCAAGCCCCACATCACTATTACTTATAGTTACATCAGAAGTCAATGCATGTCCAGCCACTTTTCTACTGCTCGGCACGGCATCAGTAATCCCATAACCAGATAAAGTAGTTGGCTTACCACTAGTAATTTTACTCCAAGCTAGTCCTGGAATATCCGCTGCTACTAAGCTTCTGAAAGTAGGCGCGGCCGCATCTCCACTTGAAGGCCCCGCTAATACTAAATTCTTATTCTGATTAGAAAATTTAATTGTAGTATCTAATGTTGTGTTTGAAGCCGTACTAGTTGTGGAAGTTAAAGGACTACTCGCTTGAACTCTAACACTAGTTACAGTACCAGTATTACTCGTTTTCGAATTCCAATTGCTAATATCGTTACTAGTAATACTATGTGCCGCGCTTGCAACAAATATCGGGTCAGTTTCTGTATATGAAGTTAAGAAAGTTGCACCCTTCGTAAGCGTTACTGCCCCATTCGATGCACTCGCGCTCGTAACTGCATTTCCACTACCTGTTACAGTAACAGTTGTAACAGTATCAGTAAACTTCGGATTCGAGCCAACTTCAACCCCATTAATCGTATTAGCCTGAAGGTTATTCGTAAACGAAGCTGCACCATTAACAACTAAATCTCCAACCGTCAATTCATCCGCCGAAACCGATGAACCAAACGTTACCGCGCCGGTTACATTTCCACCACTTAACTTCAAATAAGTTGTACTAATCTTATTTCCATCTCCATCCGCAGTCGCGCGCGAAGCCATACCAGAAAGGTTTCCTTCAAACGTTGTTGCATGGAGGGTGCCAGCATTTGTTGTGAGATAGACATTAGAATCGAATTTTAATTTACCAGTTGAACTGCCCGCAGTAGAGGTACCAGTAAGATAAATTTGTGTCGTATTTGCTTGTGAAGTATTTACATTCTCATCAGTAAAAACTGCATTGGATGGAACTGATTTAGCAATTGTATATCCACTTGTTTTAATTCCACCTGCTGTTCCATCTGCAACTAAGACTTGGCCTGATGTTAGCGCCGTAGATAGATAAGCAACATTTTTACTACCTTTTGTAAGTGTTCCATTAACTTCAAGGTTTCCACTTATAGTACCACCAGATTTTAGAAGATAAACCGCATCCTGGCCGCCTATATTACTTCCAGGAGTACCATCTTCGTTTAATAAATAAAAATTGCGAGCATAAACAGAACCATTTTTATCAATATAAAATTGATAAGTCCAAAACCCTAAATCATCATCTATATCATTAGATAAATTGTCTCTATTTGTGAAATCATCATCAGTTGTATTTATATATTTTCTAGCATATATAAACTTATCTTTCCAAACATTATTGGTTTTATGAGGAGAATGCATTCCCCAATCCCAATAAGTGTTTCCATCCTTTGGAAATGCTAAAGCGGCAGAACCATCCGTGCCATTCCAAGCCGTATGAATTCGATCTGTAGATAATCTCCATGTATTACTTTCATCTAATTGAATAAAAGCAGTACCATGACTTATTAATGCGGCCGAAGCAGTTTGGTCATAATTATAGTTGTTACCGATGGTCCAATAATTGGTACTGTTATTACCAATTTTTCCACTTAAGGCATTAATTTCACCACGAATATAAGTATTTGAACCATCAGTACGAAAACCTGGAGTATAAATGCTACCATTAGTTAAATCTATTTTAGTGCCAGAATCAGCATAAGTGCCAGAAGTATATACAAAATTTCCACTTTGTAAAATACCACCATTATTAATTGATAGTATTAAGTTATTATTACCTTGTGAAGCGTTTGGGTCATAGAAATTTAATCCTTGACCAGTTAATGAACTTAATTGAGTAATACCATTACGAATTGTAATACCAGTAGATTGAATAACTACATTTCCACCAGAAGGATTTGGTTTAAATAGTGATTGTGCAACTTCCGTAATATATGTGCCCGCTGGTACATTTGTGCTATAAGCCGAAGTTAAATTCCAAAAATATTGATTTATATCTCCAGCTAGACTCATTGCACTTTGTGCACGATTATATGCGGTCTTTGCTGCTTCATATGACGAAGAAAGCGATGGGGTCGTATATTCAAACGACCCATCGCCATAAATAGTTCTAATTGTTATATATAAACTTCTTGTATCTCCACTAGTATAACTTGGCTCAGTTTCGCTCCAACCACTATATCCTTCTGTTTCATAAACTGGAGGAGGACTTACTGTTGGTTTACTAGGTCGCGCCGCCGCGCTAGGCATTAAAAGATAGAAGTAGGTAGTTGAAACCACATCTACTATTCTACTTAATGTTATGTGTCCTACAGCTCTTTTAATAATTGCCATTTGTTTTCTCCTATGTGGTTTCTTCCAATACTACAAAATAAGTTTCAGTATTAGTAACATCACTAGTACCTATATCAATATAAGAACGATGCGCTGTAACTGTTACTTTTGTTCCCCCACTATTTGGATCACCTTTATACCATTCTAAATTATCAGGGATAGCTTGATCTTCACCATCGGCATTATATATATGTACTGTTAATCTAGTATTAACACCGGTGTTTTTAAAATAAGTTCCATTAGAAGAATGTATATAAAAAGTAACGCCATCATTTCCATCGGTTCCATCTTCACCTAAATATTTAGTCCAAGGAGCATAAGCAGTTGGATTAGATGGAGCAGTAGATGAACTAGTTACTGCCATACCTATATATGGACGAGTATCAGCTGGATCAGCATTCATATTGGTACCCTGTGCATCTTCTGCATATCTAATATGAGTATAAGAAGAAGTACCATTAGTACCTGGAGTACCTTTTGGTGCTGCACTTAAAGTGAAAACCTTATTAATAACTATATCTGTGGATGGACTTGGACTACTTGGATCTCCTTCTACATATACTGGTATAGTAACAGTTGCCATTGTACCAGTAAACGGATGAGCATTAGTGCCTCCATAAACTGTAATAGTAACCGGTGATACTCCGCCCGCAGCGGCTGCTGCAGTAATACTTCCATTACTTATAGTATTACCACTAGCATCTTTAATTACACAAGTACCAATTTTTACTGTTATTGTATCTCCTCCCTGTAAAGCAGAGATATTAGCTGAAAATTGAGTACTATTACTAGTAGCTGTATAATTAGAATCAGTAGGAAAACTTCCTGCATCCCTATCTAATGAAACTGTATAACCATCAGTAAGGTCAATAATTGAAATTTGACCTAATGCTTTTGTTACTGTTGGCATGTTAATCCTCCTTAATTATCTACTGTTTTTATTTCACATTGAAATACTACCTTAATATCTACTTTATCTGGAGTTAATGTCAAAGTAAATCCAGCGTTAGATAACATCGGATCATCTACTGATATTTCATGGAATGTATTATCACTCATTCGTTTCCAATACCATTGTATATAAGCAGTATTTCCAAAAACGTCTCTTAATTGTTGTATATTTGTAATAATTGTTGTACCTTTAAATATTGAAACTGTCAAAGTAGTAGAAACAGAATTATTTTTAAAGGTATTACCATTTGAACTATCTATAAATAATAAAACAGCATCTTCACCTGGCGGTCCTTCTGGGCCTTGTGGACCAGGTTGTCCTGCATTCATATAATATCCATCTTCAGTAGGTAAATATTGAATACGTCCCTTTGCATATTTTACATAAGTTCTTTGCCACAAATAATAACCAGAAGATTCTTCGTATGGAGTATCACTCCATTCTTCTTCTATAGTATTTTCTGTAGTACTTATAGATAATGTATATTGTGTTTTTTGTTCAATAACAGAATCTCCCAAATCAATAGGTAAATCGCTATCATCTGGTAACACTTCAAAACTTTTAGCGACTAAACGTAATTGAGAATTACCATTACCATCTTTATAAAAAGCAATATATTGATTTTTATCACCAATATACATATTATCAGTATAGATACCTTGTTTTCCTTCCATATAAGCAGGATAAATAGGACTAATGCTATTTTCATCCATAAAAGGTAAGGTACCTAAAATACCACGATAATTATACGATACTTTTGGCTCTTTAGTTTCATCAATTATAGTTTCAAATAAACTTATCGCACGAGCTGGTAAATTAACTACATTATCAGAACTATTAATTCCGATTCCATAATTGTTATTTCCAACCGTGCCGTCTCCATTAGCTTTGTCACCCATATCAATGAGTGCACCACCAATTAAATCAGTAATTGAATTAACAACCTTATGTTGTCCATTTATTAATGCATCATAAGCATTTTCTAAAACTAATATTCTAGAATTATTTGAATCAATGGATTTAATTTTATAAACATGAATTAATCCATTTCCAGAAAGTACAGATGTAGCAATTGGCTCGTTTTGACTATTTGTATAATTACTAACTTTACACCAGTCTCCAACCTTAAATAAATAAGGTTTTTCTAAAGTAACCTGAATATCATCAGTATTACCAACTCGTATGGCGTCACGTATTGTACTCGATGGTCTAAAAATAAATATACCACCAACCGCTTGAATTTCTGCATATTCAAATACAGCCGTTTTAATCGCACCGCGCGCGGTTATATTATTGAAAACTGCATCGCCATCAGCATTAATCATCCAACCATAAGTCGCACTTGTGCTTGGGCCTCCGTTATAATTCGAAGACTTAATAACTGCATTAACACCATCAATATCAATATGGGAAGTATTGGTACCAACCTGTACATTACCATCAAATACGCCAGCATTTGCATTAATTGTACCAGTAATTGTTAAGTTTCCATCATCACCAGTTTTCATTACTTCCGTGCCAGCATCATTCTTTATTCGAATACCATACAATGTTGGAGCCGCAGTCGCACCCTCTGCATCAGGGCTTGTAATTGGAATATCTCCATTTTTGCCCCATTCAAGTGCGCCAATCTTAACTTTTTCTATACCACCTGCTTTTAAAACTCTAAAATCATTATCCGATGTAATTTCGACTCGACCGCCACCTTCATATGAATTTTTAATAAAAAATCCGTCCCAAGTGACCGCAAAATGCGCTTTATTTAATACATCTTCTAAGTTCTGAGCTTTAAAAGAGCCCCCTTCTTTGATACCATATAAACCATATTCATCATAGCGTACATAAGTTTGTAAATCATAAATTCCTGTATTACTATTTGATTTATATGCGCTAATACCAGATTTGTCCCAACGAAAACTTGGGTTATCTTCACTACCAATAATTACATTATTGGTATTTAAAGTACCAGTATAAACCGTACCAATATTAATTCCTTGACCATCAATTGCGGTTCTCCATGTTTGACCGCCATCTGAAGAAATTCTAATTCCTTCACTATTTATTATAACACGATTAGCAGGATTGGTCAAATTTTGCACAAGTATGTTGTCTCCGTCAATCATAACAGAACCATCACTTGTAAGATTATAGTTTTGACCACTTATTCGATTTAATGACTCAAGAAGTACATCTTGATTAATTGTTCCATTAGCATCAAGTAGGCTGCTAATTTTAGCATAGGTGGCTTCATTATATTGAACCGTTTGAACCGCCGCGCTAATACGTTGGAACAAATCTTCAAATCGTGTTTTATAATTTTGGACAGTAATTACATTTTGGTCTGGCTCATCTAAATGCCATTCAACTTCAGATACAATTACTTCTTCGCGCGCGGGTGTAAGTACACCATCAATGTTCGCCCAACCAAAGAACTCTGTATCTTCTACATAAGTCTTATCTCCAGCATCAAACGTATACCATTCTAATCCCTCAAGTTCACTAACTTCAACTACGTTAATCGTATACGAAACTGCAGGTTGTGCTGAAGTATTAGAAACTTGTAAAGCATCAAGATAATAAAGTTCAGAATCTATATAATCTGTTGAATTCCAAGTACCTTCTTGAATATAACGACTATATTTATTATTAAACTCTTTTACTATTTCTTCTTTTTGCTCTTGAAGGTCTTCAATTTCATCTTCAACACCTTCAACCGTAACATTAGAAGTGATTTTAAATTTTGCAACTTTATTATCATTAATCGTATATTGCGCCGTTTCGATTGTATAACCCTCTGGCGCAGTAAATGTAATTTCAGTATCGTCTTTCTCTAAATCCCAATATTTTTTACTAACTGTAGAAGTATAAGTAGAGCCACCAATTTCAAAACTAAAATCTGGTAAATAATCATTAAGTTCAACAAATATATGACGAACTAAATTTTCATCTTTGTCAACCCAAATTTTAATATTATAGTTTTCACTACCACGTAATTGTTTTCTCTTTTCCCAATATTCTTGGTCTACGTTAGTTAAAATACCGGAATAATTATTAATCGTCGCAGAACTTGTGTATAATTCACCAAGTAAATCATAAACTGTTTCTTCTTCGGTTAATTGATCGTCTTCTTCAAGAGTTGTGTGTTCTTCTCTATATTCTTCATAAGACTGACCGGTTAAGGCTTCAAATTCCGCTAACGCTCTTGTTTGAGTATCGCGCGCAGTTTCAATTAGTTCAGTAAATACGTTTCGATTACTACCTAAACTAGTAATCGCAGCCTCTAAATCTCTGCGCTGTTTTTCTTTTTCTTGAATTTGAAGATTCTTTTCTGCAACTTTTTCAATAAATTCTAATCTATCAGCTTCAACTGTTTCCCTATCAAGTAAACCTTGATTATAATAATAGTCAAAGTTAACTATATAAGATTCTCCACTCTGGTTAGAAGGCGCGCTTGTAATAGATACATAACCCTCATCTACATATTCAGATTGTGAAGAATCTACAATTAATTTAGTTACAATTTCATCAGAATTAATCGTTCTTTCAATAGTATCTAAATTAATTCCATATTTAAAGCCAGCCCAATTATCTTTACCAGCATATTCTCTTAAATATACATACTTATTAGGCTTACCATCAGTATATGTAATATAACCACGGTTATCATGACCAACAACCAAATCAACCCAACATTCAAATGTTTCAGCTATTGTTTGAAGTATATTGAAACAATTCGATTGAGAAGCACTAATTGATAATATCTTTTCTGAATTTTCATTATAAACTGGCTGAATTGTTTGAACATCTATTTCTAGCTCATCTGCTAACTCATCAATTGACGTATATGTTTCTACGTCTTCTGCGGCCGTGCCATCCGAAGGCTTAACATAATAGTACTCTGTTGAATTTGAAGTGGCAGTAGGTACATTACCAATTAAAATTGGTTTGCCTTCTGCATCTTCAATTAGGCGAGTTAATTGAATATCTTGTATATATACAGGTGAAGTGCCACTATTAGTATATATAAATATACCAAATTTTTGAGTTGGGTCTGTTAAATCGCTATTTTTAATTGCTTTTTCTGCGGTAGCAGTTAAATAATAATATGGAAGATAATTAGTATTTGTTTTTAACTCAAATTCACCATTTTGTCCATTCCATACATATTCTTGATTATCATTGTTATTTACATATATATATTTTGTTGACGGAGTTTGTGCAACCCTATCAATTACATAAGTTTGCTTACCGTCTTCACCTATTATTAGCGCGCCGTTGCGTATATAGTTATTTAATTCTATTGGAGTACCCTCAAACCTCATTATGATATTATCAGGGTCTATATACTTATAATAATATCTATATGGATTTGGGTCATCTTGTGTATATTTAGCAACAATTAAGCCTAAATTTTGTTCAGGCTCTAACGTATCCAGCTCTCCATGGCCCGCGCGCCACCTAAATACAAACCTCTGACCTTTAGAAATTGATTCTATTGTTGAACTATTATTTTCAATACCGCTATTAAAAATAGCATTTTTATAATCAGAAGTCAAAGCTCCTTTAAAAGAAGCCTTTAAAAACCCTTCAATTTGAGAAAGTAAAACTAAATCCGCTAATTCTTTACCTGTGCCAAGCTCTGGTCGAGTAACTAATTCTAACTTATCAATTTTATCATTCTCATCTAATGGAGTAAAATCTACATATGGATTCCAACCTTGTAATGTACCATCTTCAAGTATATTGAAATTATCTCCATTGGTAATTAAATTGGTTACCACATTTGAGGTTGTATAGGTATAATCGGTATATCTGTAAATTTCTCTGTCATCTGCTTTAAATAAATCTACAGTGCGCTGCATTACTGGGTCATAAGTTGTGCGCTGTCCATAGACTAATCTATTTGCCTGATACTTATTTTCAAGACCATTAAGAGTAATAAGGGTTATATCACCAGACTTGATTTCAGTATTAGTAACTGTAATATTATCTCTTATAATACGATAATTTGTAGCAGTAATTACATTCTTATCATCAATCGTATATGTATCAGCTTGCTTAATAAATTGTACAAATTTACCACTCTTATTTTTTACATAGCTATAAAATACATATACCTCACCACTACATGACTCAAGTGAATTTGTATCTGTATTTAACGCAGCAAATGCATTAACAATCGTACCTTTATAAATCGGCTCAGCCACCATTTGCCTACCGACATTAGTAGTACCAACTTGCCAATCCGTATTCTTTAAGGTTTCTTTTGTTAACTCGCGCGCTGTACCTTGATTATTATTTAATTCAGAATCAAATGTAATATTATATCCATTCTTTGATAACTCTAAAACAAATGCGTCGGTACAGTTGTAAGTCCATTCCAATCCATCGCTTGATTCGGAATGTTCTTTAATAATAAATTCATACCACTTATTATCATAATGTAATTTAACTTTACGCTCATTAACTAGAAGCGCGGCGAATGGATTAACCACTCCTTCATTACCAGTATAAGGGTCAAAGTATCTATATTTTAAAGAAAAAGATAAAGTCTTTTCTCCATTTGATTTCTTATTAAAAACAGGGTCATAAACCTTGTTAAACCCTGTCATTGTATTTGAGCCGATGACCGCTATTTTCTTTTCTGTAAAACCGTCTTGGGTGAGTTTGTCTTCCCAAACGGAAATTTCATATGGTTTAATTAGATTCCCACCCATGTGTGCCTCCTAGAAATATAAGTAATCATAGAATATTTTAATATCTTCTGACCCATTATCAATTTGTAAAACTGACCTATCATAAATTCCATTATTAGGTTCTAAATGGAATAAATAACCACTAGTTATATGACCATTATATAAATTACCAGATGTTGTATAAGTTGCTCCTGTAACAGAATTATTAAACTCTGAAACACCAACCACTAATTCACTAGTTGTGTCTATTAAAACACCTACATCTCCATCTTCTAAAGTAAAAGATTCCAAATTAAGTTGAGCAGTAGTATCAAGTGTATTTGGTTTATAACTTAAACTAATATTATTGTTCAGAAGCGCGGCCGGTATATATAAACGAAAGCCTACTGGCAAATCTCCACCATTATAAATAGTCATTTGACTAGTTTTGCTATCATATCTATTTATCTCTTGATAAGCTTCTTCCGATAAAATTCCACTAAAAGCAGCCCAATCTTCGCTTCCTTCGTAATATTTGTTTCCTGGCTTTGGTAAAACCTCAAAAGTAGATTTGGCAAAAGGAAAATAGGCAGTAAAACTAATTTTGCCTTCACCTTTATAAATGCGCTCGGTACCTTCAAGAATTTCATAAGGGGTTACTTGTTCTAAATCTCTGTATCTAACTAATTCAGTAACCTCTTCCCCAGTTTCTTCATCTATTGCTGGTTCCCCAGTTTCTTCATCAATCACTGGTTCCTCTTCTATTCTTGTGGTTCGTCTTATACCGTCGCGCGCCACACCTACTCTCTTTTTAGGTTCATCGAAACAAACGTAAGAAAGTTCCATTGGGCTTCCGATTTTTACCATATATGTCTTATAAGGACGTTCATCAAAAATTAATTCTTTAATTTCTTTTGTCCCAAAGATTTGTCTTAATTTTCTAAATTGGTCTTCGCGAAGTGAATCAAAAGCAATTTCTAAATCGAATGTTTTTGACCCAAAATCACTACCAAAATAATATTGTCCGTTTAATCCCGGTACCTCAGCCGTTCTGTCCTTTATCTCTGGATGTAACTCTTCTTCATATCTGTCTCCCCCAGAGACGCGGGTGATTCCCAGGTCAGAACTATGGACGCCGCCAAAGGTAAAACCTAAAAAGTCTCCCATTTCCTTTTACTCCTAAATTAACTTACTAGCCTTTCTTCGCGTGGGTTAAAAAATCGTGTGTTTTTAAACAATCCTTATACACTTCACGAATTGTTGCGATGGCTAAAACAGCTTTATTATTCTCGTATTCCTCGTGAGTACGGCAGTACTCTTCATAAATATCTATATTATCTAAAATTTCATCGAAATGTTCTTTCGAATGACGCTTTTCAAAAAGAATTTCATCGTTAAAGCGAAGAATACACTGACGGGCTTGACGCACACGTTCTAATTCTTCTTCTTTTTTCAGCGTATCAATTTCAGTTTTCATTCCTTTGATTTCGCTCTGTAAGTCGTTAACCTGGTCCATCATTTCCTTATTTATAGAACGACCTACAGTGCGCCCAATCCAATTCCAAAGATTGAGTTCGATTTTTGGTATTTTTATCATCCCAGCAAGGATAATTAGAATACCAATCGCTCCATATTGAGCAATCGTATTAATATAATCCATTTACTACCTCCGTTTTATTATCCTTACTAGGACATATCCTTCTTTTTATAAGTGGAGTTGATTGGGGAAAACTCTACTTTTTAGCAGTGGAGGATTGGATATGAGTAGATATGAAGAAAAAGTTATTGCCTTGTTACAGAAAGGTAAATATAAATTTGAAAGAGAGAAACGATTTAGTGATTTGAAAAAAGGTCATTATCGTTTTGATTTTTACATATACGGCGGCCGAGCGATTCCATGTTGCGTAGAGGTACAGGGCGAACAACACTATCAACCTGTTCGCAAATTTTATCGCACGCGCGCAGAGTTCGTACAAGCACAAGAGCGAGATAGACGAAAGATAAGTTATTGCCTCGCACACAATATTCCGCTCTATATAATCCCCTATTGGGAGCTTGACAATCTGCACACTGCGGCCGACCTATTCAACCCTCGTTTTCGTGCGACATCAAAATGGAAAAACGACCTTGATTGGCAACAATACAAAAATTTGACACACCGACGCTAAAATTGCTATAATATAATAGAAAGAGAAAAACAAAAAAATATATATTATATAGAGGAATTAATATGAATTATTATTTATTAATCCCTCTTCTTTTAAGTATTATCATTATTATATTAATTTTACGGCTTAAAAGTAAACAAAAAATATTAGAAAAAACTATATTTGAAAAACATGATTTAGAGGTATTAAAAAAGGAAGAATTAAAAAACTACTTTGAAGAAGAGTGGAAAAGAGAATCAAATGAATTAGATAATCGTATACGATTAAAGCGCGAAGAAGCAAAATCTGAGTCTATAAAATTGAATTCAGATTTAGAAATTAGTAAAGCGCAAATTAACGGTGTATTAGATAAGTTAAATGCACAATTAAAAGAAAAAGAAAAGCGATATGTAGAAGTCAATCAAGACTTAGACCTTTATCGAGAAGGCAAGATGAAGGAAATTGATAGCACGGCCGCAGAGTACGAACAACGTAGACGTACGGAGATTGAGCAAGCGCTTAAACAAAGAGAACTTCAAGCAAATAGCGACTTTAACAATCAAGTTGATAGCTATATCGCTCAAAAGGCTCAAATGCAAACAGAAATTGACCAAATTAAGGCTGAATTAGAAGTAGAACGTAGTAAGCGCGCGGCCATTAATGAGGAAATTAGAAAATCTGAAGAAAAAGAAAAATATAATGAAATTCATTCTGTTCAATTAACAGATAACGAAAAGGAAGATATACATTTCTTATTGTCATTAGAAGATAGAATGCATAATAAGCAAGTGTTATATAAATTGGTCTGGTCTACTTACTTACAACAAGCATATAAAAATACTTTTCATAATATACTTGGTAGTAGAGACCCTAAGAATGTAATTTATTGTATTGAAAATATTAATACTGGTAAAAAATATATAGGCAAAACTTCAGCAGAAGTCTCAAAAAGATGGACGGAACATATTAAAACTTCACTTAATATTGGAACGATAAAAACAACAAATATTCATAAAGCATTATATAATCATTGGGACGAATTTATCTTTTATATTTTAGCTGAAACTGAAAAAGATAAATTGTCTGAAATGGAGAAATATTATATAAACTTTTATGAAAGTGATAAATATGGTTACAATATTAAAGCAGGTGGTTAGATGAAAGGTTCAATTTATATAATTCGAAATACGATAAATAATAAAGTTTATATTGGTCAAACAACACAAACAATAAATATTCGTTTTACCAATCATAAAATGGCCAGCAGAACTGGAGAGGATACTAAGTTTTATCGTGCCATGAGAAAATATGGAGAAGAAAATTTTTATCCTGAATTACTTGAAAGAGTAGAGATTGAAAGCCTAAATGATAGAGAAAGATATTGGATTAAATATTACGATTCTTATTATAATGGATATAATTCAACTCTCGGTGGCGACCAACCGTATAGAATTAATTATGATAAAGTAAAAGAATTATGGGATAGCGGAATGCATATAGCAGAAATTGCTCGTACTATGGGACATGAAAGGGATGCTATTTCCAATATCCTTAAAAATATGATTGGGGTATCTAGCGAAGAAATTAAAAAAAGAGGAAATAGGTCTATGTATTCTGTTACCGACGAACAAGTATTAGAAGAATGGAATAATGGATTAACTCCTCACCAAATACATCAAAAACTAGGTAGTACAGTAGAGACGATTAAAAAGATTCTTGTAGAAAATGGTGTTACAGAACAAGAATGGAAAATACGAATAAATAATAATAATAGAAAAATAAATCCACAACAAGTATTAAAATTATGGGAACAAGGATTATGTCTTTCTGATATTTATAGAACAATATATCCAGACCATATTTCAGTACACACAACGACAATTAAAAAACAATTAATAGAATTAGGTATTAATGAAGAAGAAATTAAAAATCGCACCAAAAAACATGTAAATCGAAATGCGAAACCGGTAGTTCAATTAACTTTAGATGGTAAATATGTTGCAACCTATCCAAGCGGTAGACAAGCAGAAATACAATCTGGAGTAGCTAAATCAAGTGCTATAAATGCTTGCTGTAATCATAAACCTAAATATGAAACTGCTGGTGGGTATAAATGGATGTTCAAAACAGAGTATGATACTCTGAATAAATAAATTGAAAGGCGGCAACGACAGTTGACCGCGAGGAGTTTAAATGGAATTTACCAACATACAGAAAAAAATTATCACTACAGACAAACCTCATGTATTAGTCGCAAGCGCGGCCGCATCGGGT